TGATGCAGGTCATCACGACGATCTTAGCCCTCATGCTCTCGTAGCGCTTGGTTTTTCCCTTGACGGTGGTCTCTTCCCCCATCACAGCGTCGGTAAAGCCAGCCTCATAGCGCGACCGTTCATCGCGCCTAAGCTCGCGCACGATCACCTCGCCGTCCCACTCGGGGATCTGGACAACCTCCTGGCGGAGTTTCTTCTTTCCCAAGACCGTGTCGCGGTTAAGCAATGGCATCTCAACCTCCCGTTCCCCTAGTGATCGCACCCGTCGGACGGACCACAAAATTTTGCTGCAAAGGCCCGGCAACTGGAAAACTGAAGCCGAGGCTGGTGACGTAGCCGCTGAACTGCATGTAGTTCGACGCCGGGTCAGGCAGCACGACGCGCCAGGTCCCGAGTCGCTTGGTTTCCTTGTCCGTCATCAATGACTGATGCACCGTATTGGCTGGGTCGTAGATCATCGGCGCCCTCAATTCTCCGCTTCGATGAATCGTCGGTGCCCCTTCCTCATAGGAGTTCGGCGAATCGTGTGTGGTCATGTCCAGCCAGTCCACCGAGATGTCCGGCCCGGTAATATCTTGGAGGCCGGGGATCGTTTCGTAGAGAGACGACGACGGGTTAAGCCGCTGGACCTTGGTTCCCATCGCCCATTGTTTTGCTGCCATCGTTGCCTCCCTGAGATCAGAAGATGGTGTTCGGCGTGCGGAAGATGATGAACTTCATCGTCGCCGCCGAGACGGTAATGGTGATCTTGCCGGTGGCCCCGATGAAACCCACCGTCGGGGGCGACACGAACGCGAAGCCTCCTGCGGCCACGGTGTACGGCCCCATGTCGCCGGTTCTGTTCTGGGCGTCCGCAGTGGAGACCACGGTGAAGGTCCCAGGCGCGCCGGCCGTGTTCTGAACGACGACGACCTCGCGGCCTGTCGCCGTGAACTCTATCCCGGCGGTGTCGGTCGGGGTGATGACCGTCCCGTCCAGGGAAAGCGCCGTCACCGGCAGCGTCGGGTACTTCACCGCGTTTCGAATCTGTGCATCAGTAACGCTGACAACAGGCATAGCGAACTCCTTTTACACGCGTCCTATCTCGAAGTTGACGACTATCCGGGGGCGGTCGTTCTCGTCTGCCCCCATCGGGAACGGGCTCTGCAAGGCCAAGATCTTCAAATACCGCCGCGTGTCGATGGTCGTGTTGACCGTCCCGTTCAGCACGTCGTAGACGCTCTGCGCCTTCGCCCTGGCGTTGGCGTAGTTGTTGTCTCTCGCCACTACCTGAACTCGCGGGTTCTCCCACTGCTGGCCGTCGTGGGCGAACTGCGGCGGGATTCCCCCGTACTCGTAGAGGCAGACCGCGTCGTCCGGTGTGTCGGGCATCTTCACCATGAAGACGGGGCTGACTCCGTTCGCAACCAGGTAACCCTTGAGCTCTTCCAGGATCGCCATCAGGCCAGCCTCGCCTTCAATGCCGCGCCGATCCGTTCATCTAAATTCCGCGAGCGTTGGTTGAACGGTTGCTCTAAATACTTGTACTGAGTCGGCGGATCGTGCCTCGCCTCCTGATCCTCGTGTACGACGAGCGCGTAGGGGGCAGCCGCGCCGCCGAACCCGCACTCGACTGTCACCACGCCCGAGTGCGACGGGGTGATCGCGAAGGCTGTTCCTTCTGACACCGTGGCCATCCCGCCGATCTCTCTCGGGAGCATGACATAACCCGACGCTCGCAGCGCGCCTGTGTCGACTGGAACGAGTTGCTTGGCTTCGGTCATCGTCCCTTCGGCCTCTCGGTAAAGCGCCCGCGACAGTTCGAAGAAAACGTCCTGGCCGAGCGCGGTCATCTTGTTCAGCACCTTGTCGAGCCCCTTCACTTCAACGCTGAGGATCTTCTCAGCCATCTACTTTCCCGGCTTGGGGTAGTCGTCGGGCCGTGTAGGCTCCGGCTCGTCCGGTTCCGGTGTCGGTTTTTCTGATTTTTCCATCCTTGTGCTCCTTTATAAAAATACTTCACTGTGGTCGAACCCGGTGCGGTCGTTGACGTTGCTCACCCACAGGACCGGCGGGGTCAGGTTCACTCCCTTGAACGATGGCGGCAGGATGATCCGGTCGTGCGCGGTTAATGGTCCCCCCTCGATATAGAGTGTCGTGTTGCTCGCCCTCTCGTCGCCCTGAAAGTTTCTAACCATCTTAACCTTGTCCTCTATGTAACAGCTCATCTGGATCGGCGCTCCGTATTGCGGGTTGCCGTAGTCATCGAAGGTACCGTCCCAAGGCTCAACTGTGATGACGCTCGTCATCCAGCCTGGACTGAAATTTTGAACGAACGGGCCGCTCATACTTTCCACGTCCACGTCACATCGGGAGAACGATACCCGCTAACAAATTGTTGTCTGTCTTCATCTTTTGGTGAACGCAAACCATCCGCTGCACTCCATGTATTGTTGTACGTCCCTTGTAGTTGGCCGTTCCGTCGATAAGCTTGGAAACGTGCGGGTAGTTTTTCGTCCCTTCTCTCTGCCTGGATTGTCCCATACTTCGATCTCGCTACTATATGCCCGTGCGGCACGTCCGGGTTCCTTGGTATCGAGCGAGAATCACCCTTGCCGCTCTTAACGCCTTCTTTGCCCTCACCTGGCGGACATGAATTATCTATCCCGCCGCCCTCGCCCGTTGGGCAGAAAGCCTTCAACATTTCCTCTCTTGTAGTCGGCCATTTCACGCCTTCTCCTCGCTGTCGTAGACGTTCCAGGTCACATCCCAAGCGCCAGGCGGCACAGGCTGAGAGGTCCCGCGCCTGTCGAACTGACCCATCCCAAAAATTTGCGGGGCGCAGAGTCCTCGTCCCGTCGATGCCGCAGAGATCGGGACTGCCTTGCCTGACCCCATTTTCCTAAACATCGCCGACTTGGTCGTCCAGAATTGGACCGACCCCTGCGAGTAGGACTCAGACAGACCGCCGACCGACTTCGACGCCAATCCTCCGCTGGTGACCTTCGTCGTCATCATGTCGCAGGCCGTGGCGGCTGCCATGTAGACGTTGGCGTGGGTGTCGAGCAGGTAGAGAAGCTCGGCGTCTGTAAAGTTGAAGGTCGGCCCGGTGTCCCCGATGAGAAACCGTAGGGCGTCCTTGTTGGTGCACGATGGGTCCGAGTAAGAGGCGCTCATTGACCACTCCTCAAGTCAGCGTCCACCTTGAAGGTGAAGTTGGGAGTCCCCCCGGCGATCACCCACTTCGTCTTCCACTTCGACCCGGTCTGCCCCTGCTTTACACCGACAGCTAACGTGCCATCGGTCGGCGCACCTAATTCAGTTTCAGGAGCGACCAGCCCTGACCAGAAGGCGAGGAACTTCTTCGCCCCGCCGTTCCCTAGTACCGTTGTGAAGTGAACGAAGTCGTCGTAGGTCGTGCCGCCGTCTACCGAGTGCTGGATGTAGACGTCGAGGGTGTCGCCTGCCGCTGCGGCCGCTGCCGACACGGTGAGTTGAATGACCGCCGAGGTGATCTGGGAGTATCCCCCAAGGGACACCTGCTCTCCGCTCGCGATCCGGGCTCCACTAGACAGGAGTTGCACATCAATTCCTCTCTCTATGTCACCGGCACCACGGTGTAGAATGCGGTCACCTTCAAGCCCCCGGTCCCTGTGGTGATGTTCGCCGTCAGGACGTGGAGCACCAGGGGAGAGGCGGCCACCATCAGGGTCGTGTTGGCTCCCGATGCCGCCGTGTGGGGCTTAAGCCATCGGGCTTGTAGGGTGGTCTGATCGAGGAAGCCGGTAAGGGCCGCCTGAGAGACTTCAAGCCCCGATGCGTCGGTATACTTGACCGACAGTCCGGTCGCGGTTGTCAGGTTGTACGCCGTCCCGGCTGGTTTTCGAATCGACGCGCCCAGAAAGATGTTCGCGCTTCCTGCTTTCGGCGCGGGGACGATCACCTGTGGGGTCGTGAACATGGCGAGCAGCTGAGTCGAGGTGATGATCGATGATCGGGCGTTGAACCCCAGCGGAGAGATCTGCGCCCGTGGTAGTTTGGTGTACATAGTCTCTCCTTCAGTGGTTACTGGCCGCAGTCTTCGTCCAGTCGATCTGCTCGGCCAGCTCGCGATCCTCCCGGCTCATTTCGCGATCTTCGGGGTCCGGTACGTTGAACTGGTTCGGGGCCGTCTCATAGCGGTCTATGTCGGCCAGGATGGCCTCGCGCTCCTCCTCGGTGCAGTCCGACAACTCCTTGACCAGGAAGCGCTTCGCCTGGTGTCGGCGCTGTCCGTGGGCGGTCTTGCTCTGCTCGGTGGCGAACTTCAGCCCGCACCCGCACTCAAAGAAAGTGGTGCCTGTCCAGGGCTCCAGCTTGTAGATCCGTTTCATCTGGTCGCGCCGGGAGTCTAACATGTTGCTCATCTTCAGGGTGTCGACCAGCAGTCCCTGGTCGCCCGGTATCCCCCAGAGGTTTCCGTCCTTACCCAGTTGAACACCCAGGACGTAGTAGGTGGCGTTGGACAGGCTGCCGGTGCTTTTCTTCTTCGATGGCATCATTGCCTCTTTTAGCGTCTCATCTGAGATCGAAAATCAGGCAACGGCCGTAGCGATGAACGTGCCTGCCCCGCGTGCCGTCTGTTTCTGGTCAAAATACGTGTTCATCTCAATGACGTCCACTTCCTTCTCCTCGTTTCTCATCCGCTTGATGTACTGCAAAGCGTTGGCGACCCGGTTCCAGACAAACGTGTAGCCCGCCGCCGGCGCGAGCAAGGACGGCCCCGCAGGGACCCAGGCGACCAGCACTCCCTTGCCGAATATCCGCACGTATGTTGCCGATGCCTCAGCGACTCCTTCTGCCGAGGATACACGGATGGCCCTCCCGATCAGGATGCGCGGTATGTCGATCATCGACCCGAATATGTCGGTCGTCATCACGCCCCGCTGCGTGTACTTGATAGAGTCTATGGCGTCGGGGTGCCACTTCAGCTGCACCCAGACCTGCTTGCCGACCACCATCGTGTTCGGCTCCCTGCCGATGCTCGCCTCCATGTCGTCGGAGATCCCGGCCAGGTCGATCAGCGGACTCGAGGTGGCGTAGTCCGACCACTGGGCGAAGTCGGTCCCGCCGGTCTTGTCGTTCCACACACCAGCCTTAAAAAAGTCGGTGGCGAAGGCCACTTCCCTTCTCAGGTAACCCTTCTCGGTGACGAATCGGGTGGCGTCTGAGTCGAGGTTGAACGCCCCGTCAACCGAGGCCGTGTCCCTCACCTCGTCGGGGAGCTCGAAGCCCCAGGAGTAGCGGGGGCAGTAATACTTATCGGTCTTGTCGATCTTGAACCCGCCGCGCCTCGACGCCTCGCCGGGCGCTCGCAGCTGCGCCGAGTCCCTGAACCAATAGCTCTGGTTGTACTTGGGCACGATTCCGGCCTGCTGCTGGACCGGGACCAGGGGGAAGACCTGATCGGCCACGTAGGCGTTGTTGCTGTAGGCTACCGAGATGTTCGTCAGCAATATGTCATGACGAATTTGATCGTTGGTGGGTAGGGGCATGAGCTTAGGCCTCCGTGTGGATCAGATTTTTATAAAACTATTTACACGCCGGACTGCATGCGGCATACGGCGATCGCGGTGATGATCACCCCGTCGGCGGTGGCCGCGTCGATGGCGATGGCCCCGACGTTTTTCTTGTCGGCGGTTGACTTCACCCCGACACCGTTGGCTCCGGACTCCAGCGGATCGCCGGGCGCGATGTTAGGAGAAGCAGCGTTCACCACCAGGTTGACGATCCCGTAGTGGGTCACCGCCCCGGCCTGCCCGGTGTTGGGGTCGTTGTTTAAGACGCCAAACATGGCCTCGCCTGCGCCGCACACGTCGATCCCCGACGCGCCGAGCTTCACGAACTTGTTCTGGTGCGTGGACAGATCGGCTGCCGCCGCGTAGCTGTCGCCGAGACCTTCCGTTATGCGTTCACCTGGCATGGCTCTACCTCCAAGTTAAGTTGACACGTATTAGTCGCCCGAGGTCACGATCTGGCTGTGCTTCTTGTAGACCGGGTACCATTCGGGGTGGTCCTTGAAGACCTTCTCTATGGCCGCCGGTTCGGTCAGGTTCTTGTCAAGGTGGCGATAGTCCTGGGCCAATGACTGGACCCGGGCCACGATGTTGGTGGCGTCGGCCCCCGTCCCGTTGGCGTCGCTGCGCGTGCGCCCGTACTCCATGAACACCGTCCCTTTCTCGATCAGCCCATCGGCAGCGGATAGGATGCGCATGATCTCGTCAGCCTCGGCGGTGGCGCTCTCGGCCACCCGCTTCATCACCTTGCCGAAATGCTCCGGGGTGATCTGCAAATACTTGAACTTGGCCGACTTCTGCACCCAGGCGCTCGTCTCCCATTCGTCTTTCTCCCGCTTCGTCTTGGCCTCCATCTGCTCGCGCTCTTGCTTCATGGCCTCGAAGCGGTTGCGGATCACCGGCGGGACCCCCTTCCAGATCTCCGCCTCGTCGTCCTTGGTGACGCTGCCGGTGGCGACCTGATCTTCCAGAGATTTCACCTTCTTCTCCAGTGCAAGCATCTCTTCTTGCTGGGCCATGACGGCTTCCAGGGCGTCCTTGTCCTTGATCTTGGCGATCTGTTCTTTGGTGAGCATTGTGGATCCTTTCTTGGTTGCCCGTTGGACTGCGCGCTCGGCTGCTTCTTTAGTGTCGAATTCACCGATCTTGTTTCCGTCGGCGTCATAGGCACAGTACTGGCCGTCCTCGTATTTGACGGACTTGTCGATCTGCTCCTGCTTGACGATCAGGAAGCGTCTCTTGTTGGCCGGGCGGTCGACACCGGCGACGTGCTTGATCTTTAGATTGACGAGCTTAGTCGGCATGTTTTTCCCGGTGGGCGAAACCGCCCATTGAGTAGCCGGTCCACTCCCCGGCCTCGATCTTCTTGAAGTGCTCCTCGCCCCAGACGATCCCGCAGAGCCAAGTCCCCTTGGCGATCCTCTGACCGTCGATCTCCATGTCGACCGGGGCGATGTAGGACTCGACCACCT